ATCCTTGAACTGCAATTCCTTGACATTCACTTCCAGTTTTGTCATATCAAGAATAAATTGATTTTCCACTTCTTTGATCTTGAGTAATTGTTCCGGGGTTGCTTCTGCGACGGCTTTCATAACATTATCAGATGTTGTGTCTGGTGCCAATCCCAGGGCGCCAATTACAGCACTGGTAGCCATACCCGCCAAAGGGCCTCCCATTGCGCTGGCAATTGTTGGGGCTATTGTTGATAAAATGCCACCCGCAGCTTTAAGGAAGTCCATGTTCTGCCTCTTATTTGTGTCTAACAATTCGCTTAATAAGTTCTCGACGTGCCTTTTCGGATTCCTCTGAACGAGAATTTGTTTTCTGTGTAATTTGCTTTCGTGCATCCTCTGGAGAAATCTCTTCCCGCATTTGCTTGAAGGACTTTTTTCCACCCAATACATGCTTCAATGATACCCCCGGCATTCCGAGAAATGCCAAGTCTTTTTTCCGTGAGAACATGGGGGTTTTCTTTTTACGTAGAGGAACACCAGGCTCACCCTGAGGTCCAACACCGATACCTGCAATCGCACCAGAACCCGCAGAATTGACAACGGCATCTTCTTCAAGGGCCCCATACCGCTTGCGTAGCGTGGTCTCGGCTTGTTTGATTCCAGTCTCTCGATTCTTCACCAGGCGGGGGCTGTTGGTATAAATCAAATACTTCTGCATTGACCGAGGATTTCCTGATTTGGTACGCTTTTCACGAAACTCAAATCTATTCGCCCAACCAGGACGATCTTCACGGGTTCTCCCTGTCAAATCATGCCCAGCACGCTTTTTATATGACGCCAAAGTTTTATTGGAGAGTTCTGCTAGTAAATCTTCTGCCATGGTGATCGCACCAGAACCCGCAGAATTGACAACGGCATCTTCTTTGAGGTGTCCATAACGAGTCATGAGTGTTCGTTTTGCGGTCTCGATGCCTTTTGTTCTGTGTTTATCTTCGGGATATGGTTTCCCGCTATTCGGAAATGCCCATCCTTCGGGACCATAGTCCCCATACCAAAATTCTCTCATACCAGCCGTTCGTGCCTGTAATGCCTTTGTCTTGTAACTCGCCAAGGTCTTGTTAGACAACTCTGTGAGCGTTTGATGATACTCAGGTGTCCCTTCCCTTTTCATTTTTTTACGCAATGCATCGATTTGCTTTTGAATTTCCTTCTGCTTTGGTGAGGAAGGAAATGCTCGCAGTGCCATGTTGTCTAACTTGAGCAATTTCAACGCATCAGAATCGGTCTCTTTTATTTTTGCCTCTTCGAGAGAAGTGGGATTATAGCGAGATCTCAATTTGGCACTCGCCTGGTTGATTCCTTTCTCTCGTATCGCAGACAAATCTTGCTTACGAAAATACTGTCGATCAAAATACTTTCTCCAGTTTGCCCCCTTCGCTAGGAAATCCAATTCATGTTTAGCTTTTTTCTTGTAGGAGGCCAATGTCTTGTTAGACAATTCACTCAACAACTCCTCTGCCATGTTGATCGGTCCAGAAGGACGGGTCACATCAGGAAACACTGCGCCCTGTGAATCACTGATTTGATCTGGTGGTGTTGGTTCGGGTGAAACAAGTCCAAACATTTCTGGATGAAGTTTATTATAGTCACGCATCAACATCCCAGCTATAGCATTGGCCTCATACTCCAATTCTTCCAGTGACATGTCATTGCCGCCGCCGGTCAATTGCTTATGGTGTACCAACTCATGACCTAAGGTGCGGAGAATATCAGAAATATGCCGACCTGTAGTGGCGACAATAATAGATTCATCGCTTGGTTTGTAGGAGCCGAAGGATGTGGACCCAGTACGCTCTACAAACGTAAGCGCCGGGGGGTCCGGGATACCTAACTTGGCATAGGTGAATTGACAAAAATCATGAATAAATTCATCTTGTTTGTCTGTGGTGCATTCGATAAGTAGTTGCATTTTACGCTCGCAATTGTCTAAGTAAATTGGCGATGACTCGATCTACAGGGATATCCACCGAATGGAGAGACTTCCCTCGAATTCCTTCAATTGTCGCCGGCATAAAATTCAAAAATAACAAAAAGGTTTTAAGAATACCATAGTCTTCGGGACGCACATGATAGAACAACAAACGTGTCGCCGCGGGAACACCAAAGATATTATAGAGAATGATCAAGTGATTCAACACCAGGCGCTCTCGCAATTCTCCGTACTGCTGATACCGCCTGAACAACCGACGCACATAAGTGAAGTGTTTGAGATCATCATGCAGTTCACTTTTGATATACGTCGGCTTATCATACGCCTTAATTGCATAGATCATCGCCGTATCAGGAGTCAAATCAATCATCATAATTATCCTATTCAGACAGTATATCGGTCAAATCCTCTGCGGTCAGAATCTCAGCGAAGACTTCCATACTCTGATCATCATTCTCCACAAACGCAAAATACAAATACATGGGATCTAATTCAGAAAACGACAACGTAAACACAATGTCCCCTTCCGTATCCGAAAGCAATGCCGATTGCTCCAGTGCAGAAGGAAGAGTATATCCTACCCCCCTGAGGGTCTGGCGAATCCGTTCATAGGTTACAGCAATAGGAGCAAACGGATCGGCAGCAATAATTTCTCCGAACAACTCATTTACCCCATCCTGATTGTCAGGGTCACTTAGATTGACCGCATCGGTGGAGGGGGAGATCACTCCCCCATCCATATCTTCATTGAATACCATGATTACCCAGCAAAAATGGTGTCGTCGGTATTAGCATCGCGGCTCATAGAGCCCGCGGCCACCAAACACTCATACTGCACGCGCCCTGTACGCCCACCCATCGTAACTACAAGCGTAGCAGGTGTAGTGTAGGATACTGTGGCGTTCGCAGTCGCCGCAACATTGTAATTAGATCCATTGGCATTGAGTGTGACGTTCGCAATACTACCAGCGGCATTCACCTGGAATGTTGCGTTCGCACCAGATCCGGCGCCCCCCGCATTAAATGTGATGAAACCCGGGCCCGGTGTATACCCAGTCCCTCCGTTCGTCACGCTGACTGCTTGCACATATCCTGTTCCTACCTTACGAGACACCCAACCTGCATGGGTGCACTTCGGTCCTTCCCTGCTGGTGTTGGACTTTTCATTGCTATCCACACCAAATACGCCAACCGCGACATTGGCGTGGGCAACACCGACAGTCACATTTTGATATTGCTGTTGCACATTTTGACTAACACCAATTCCGTTCCCGGTGGTCAAAAACTTCGGCGCCCCGGTGTTTACATCTGTCATGTTCCAAAGTGGCATGTTACTTCTCCTTGTTAGAAATATCCTAACTCTTTAAGTTGAATGATTGTAGCTTTCGCACTAACATGATGTATACCGTGACCCCCTGCTGCTACCCACTCTTGTATGTTATCTAAGTGGTCATCGATAAGAATATTTCTCGTAGATCCAGATTTTGCGTACTCTTGTTTCTGGTTACGCTCCACCACATGAATATGGAGTTGTGGGATTTCAGGAAGATGTTTGCGATACCATTCCCGTTTTCCACGCTCCACTTCACCCCACTTGATTTTCCATGGCGCACTAGGCACCGCAGTTAGGATATGGGGATGATACTTGCTAATCACTTTCCAATAAGCATGAAAATCTGGCATGAGGGGAAGCGTCTCCCAAAAATCATGCACTTGATTGATTTGCTCACCATCGGCTTCACGGATCTTGTGGTCGAACCGCCGTCCAAGAATCTTAGTGGCGGCTTTATGAAAATCACAAATTACCCCATCGGAGTCCGAATATAGTGTAGCGTGTATATCTCGTATCATGGCTTATTTATGCTTTACCGTGTTCCTTGACTGCCCGACTTTGGGCTGCCCACATCTGGCATGGAAGTCAATGGTGTAACGTGAGGCTGCGACTGAAACTTATCATCGGCCCCAGGTCCTTTCACCGTCAATTTCTTCCCCTTTGTCAAGGCTTCCGGTTTGGGAGTATTAGTCTTCTTCTCTGCCGCAGGGGGTGCTTGACTTCCACCATCTTGAGGTGTCAGTTGCCCCTGCGGTGCCACTTCTTTGTTGGGTTCATTCGCCCCATCCGTGGGAAGGGCATCCTTTTTGCCTGCTTTCTTATCCTTGGCAGACTGAAAGGCTTCTTGGACTGTTTGACTGTTGATGCCCTTTTTCTTCAGCGGAAACACATTAGTTGTACGGGTGTCACCAGACCAATGCTTGAACTGCCTTCCCCTGTTCTTTACCCACTTAGACGGATCGCGCTCCTGCTTAGAAGCATAATAGGTACGCTTCGTAGATTCCTCTTTCAGTGGCGCACGTTCAACCTGGTCAGGATGGGCCCGTGCGGCACCATGCTGATAGCGATTATGGCGAGCAGGGTCTTTCCCATGCAGATCAGGTTGAATGTTCACATGCCCCGTATCATGCACATGGATTACGGTATGCGTTTGCCCTTTATGGGGTCCAATCTTGGCAATGACTTTATCCCCAACTTTATAGGGAGCCGCTTCCCCTAATCCAGATTGCATGCCTTCATATAAGCGAGCCTGATTCTTTTGTTTGGGCGTCATGTTTGTATAGTGCCTATTCATTTCCTTTTCATGATAGCTACGAGCCTCAAGATGCTTATGCACTATCGTGTTAGGTTCAGGATGTGCTAGTTTGTCATAATGCTGGAACAACTTATAGTGCGTTTTGAATTCCTTTTGAGCACTACTCTCAGTCAAGGGTTCCATAGATTCTTTATAGAATCGAAGATGCTGCGGAATCGTCTTGCGTTCATCATCAGACAATCTTGACCAAGCTGCTGACATTTGCTGACGATGGTGCTCTTTATGCTCCTTATGTTCTGGGTGTGTCGGGGTCGAATGCTCATATTTCCTAAACAAATTATGATGCTGTATGTACTGACTTCTTGGGGTATCCTGTTCCGTAGATTCCTCTAACTTTCTCCCTCCCGTGGAGAGCAAGAGAGATTTTGCCAATCCGTATTGTTTGGCTTCATCGGGGTGCAACGCAAAGGATGTATGATAGTCTCGGTCGTCTGGAGAAATTGAATGCCATTTCCCACTCGCGGTACCAAACGTCACCTTATGCCCACGCTTCTTGGCATGTTCCACGGCTTGCTTGAAGGGCATTCCTTCCGACCCCTCTTGCAGGCTCACTAAACGATGAGGAGCCGTGATGATACGATCCCCAAACTTATCTTTCCCGATTTTCACATGAACATTTCGCGGGTCCACTTGATGGACCGTACCCACATATCCCGCACCACCCTTGACACCAAATCCAACATGGACCTTATCCCCGACAGTGAATGCGCTTTCATTGAAAGCTACATTGTAGGATTCGTTTGTTCGCATTGTTTTCCTTGCTGAGGCATCCGCCCCGCCTTGCGCAAGATTCTTACGCACAGCATCGTTTACGTTATCATGTCGTGTGAGGTCTTTCTTAAGACCCTGCGCATGATCGACCGGAGGTTTTTGTGTAGGTTTCAAGCGTTCCGTGGTAGAGAGTCTTTCGCGCGGTGTCAATTCTTCCCGTAAGGACGGGAGGCAAGTTCCCCCCACAATCTCCTCTGCGCCGCACAGTAGACATCGTGGATGACCATTTGAATGTGTCCATCTTGCCTTCTGGAATGGGTGTGGTTTCTGATTCTCACGCTTCTTCTTATTCTCACGTATCTTCGCTGTCTCCGCGTCACATTCTTCTTGCCGTGATTCTTCTAGGTGTGCCTTATCTAACTTTGTATAGTAATCAGGATCTTCCCCCAGATGATCCAGGGCAATTTCTCGCGCTATTTTTGTATCCGTAGTATGTTCGTACTCTATTTTAACACCTTTCTCCAATTGCGTTTCAATATGGGCAAGAGTGACCCCATGCTTCTTCGCAAGGGCTTCAGGAGTAGACGTAGGAACATTCAATGCCGCTTCAAGGAGTGCGGCCTCCCGATATGCGCCCCACGATGATTCTTTCACAGGCTGAGTGGCTTTCTTTGGCTCAGTCTTCTTCGTCTTGGGCTCTTCATCATCCACCCGAGGATCATCCAAATGGGCCGGCATCCGGCTCATCATCGCATCCTCATACCGAGAGCTTTTTCGTGATTCTCGTAGGGTCTTGAATGACTTCATGTTACTGTCCTTGTGGTTTAGTTTTGATGATCTTAGACTTATCGAACGTCGCATGACCGCGGCGTTCCAATTGTCGTTTGACGGCTCGCTGCTGCCAATCCCTCGGAGAATTTTTTGGAGCGGGTCTTGCAGTAGCATGATGAGACTTCAGTGTATCAAGACTCATCTTGTGAACACTTCTCACCGTTTCCTTCGGAGATCCACCTAGCAAGGCTCTATCTACCACACCAAACTTTGGCATCTGCAATTCATCCAATTGCTCGCTATCTTCATTCAACGGCGCATTCGCCGCGGCATAGAAACGCTTCTTATCAAATCGCGGATTGCTCTTAGAGAAGATTTCCGTGTGGTGTGCGGCGAGTGCCTTGCGCTTCTCTTCATCGGGGTGTGACTTGATAACATACGCAACCTGACGGAAATGCTTCCGGGTGAAGACCTCGTTTAACACCTTTTTGACGGTAGTGAAAGTTGCAGAGTGTTCTTCTTTGTCAGATTCCTTTTTCTTATTACGGGCTTGACTTTCCTTGCGAGCCTTTCTATACACTTCAGCTTCACTGGAAGGCTTTTTAACTGCTTCCATCAGTCGCTCAGATTCGCTGATACGTCCCGAAGCTTTTCCAGACGCATGTGCCGCTACAGCCTTCGGCCAGAGCTTTTCATGTAGCTTATATGAGGCTTCAGTGTGCTTATTATGACCATGCTTCTTCAATTCATCCAGAAAAAATTTCGCTTGGGCTTTGTCCGTTTCATTCCCGAAATGCTTCGCCAAATGAACCACATTCTGAGTGTGGCGATTCTGTGATTCATTACGCCTATAGGTGGTCATGAAGTTTTGGGCT